CCCAGTAAAAGGAGCAGTGACAAGTGGCAGCAATTAGTCCTCCAGGTTGGGCGAAGAACGCAACTCCAACCTTAAATGGTTGGAAAGATCCTCGAACCAATGAATTATTAAAATCACAAAACATTTCCCAGGAAGCTATTGATGCGTATATGGGTGTAAGCAAAACAGTATCTAGTAGGCCGGTTAAACCTGCAAGAGAGGAAGTTGCTCCACCGCCTAAACCTATGCAGCTCAATGAAGCACCTGCCAATCATAAAAGTCTAGATGACATGAATAAAATGGAACTTGAAGCTCATGGCAGAACAATGGGTGTTGAGTTAGACCGCAGAAAAAACAAAGACACATTAATTGAAGAATTAAAAGAGATTGTAGACGACTAATAAATAAGTCAAAGTACTTATTATTGGAAGCACAATGAAATTTGATAATGTAACAGAAAGCAATTTGCTTTTGTATGCGGCCCAAAACTATCATAATCCTCTGGTCGCAAGCTCAGAGGATTTTTACGAAGATCTGAAAAGATTTAAATATATTAAAAGATTAGTAAACCGTTATTTATCTACTAGTGAATTATCTGAAAGACTAATACTAAATCATCTTATTATTATTTTTAATATGTTTGGTATTGAAGCAGGATGTAAGATATTGGAATTAAAACTCGATGAGCGCCATTGGCCAGTCATCAAGCCGTTTCTAATATTTTTGCGTTATATTACAAACACTGAATACACTCAGTACGAAATGGATAATGTAGTAGTAGAAGCGTTAAGGAAAATATAATGGGTGTTATTAAGAGAGCAGCCGATTTAGTATATACATTTAGGTTCCTCAAGTTGTTAGTAACTCCTTTTGAGAAGACAGACGCGTACCGCTTAGGAATTATTGACGAAAAAGGTAAAAAGCTTCGTAGGGCAAAGACTGAAGAAGAAAAGAATATATACACTCCTTTTCATAGATTAGTGTATAATATTAAGAAGCTAATACCTGGTGGTAAAATAGGTTCATATGCTTCCGCTCTTTATTTAATTAAAGAAGATGGAAACTTATCAGATAAATCTATTGAAAAGATTATGGAAGAATTAGGTTTAGACTCTGAGGAGTTTATGCTATCAGAAAATAAATGGTTTGTGTGCGAAGACAAAATGTTATCACCTGGAATTTACAAAGTGCAAGGTGAAAAGATGCTAAGCACGTCATATGAAAATATAGTAAAGGCTAAAGATCAAATACGAGTATTAGAAAATGCATATCCCATTGATGAAATATATGGTATTGATATTTACGAAGCTATTCATATGAACACAAATCAATTAATACACATAACTTCTATGGAGCTGATTAAATGAAAGAAGCAGGATTATGGGCAAATATCTGGGCTAAACGCCGTGCCGGCAAAAAGATGCGTAAAAAAGGTGAGAAGGGTGCACCTACCGCTGATGCAATTAAAAAGGCCCAGGAAATGGCAGGCGGAACTTCAACCGCATCTGTTGTAGGTGCAGGAGACAATCCTTCTGGCACTGTTGTTATAGATAAACGTAGACGTAAGGATAGAGATCCTAGAGTACTAAAACGTTTTAGGACACACTCAGAACAAAATGCTTAGAGTTTATTTATTTTTATTTTTGATGGCTACATTAGGTGGCATCGGTTACACTGCATATTCATATTATGAGATCTCTGAAGCTGAGAAGATACAGCTAAGAAAAAATAATGTTATGCTACAAGGAGCAACCGAGACATTAGAAAAAACAGTGAGTGAATTAAGAGATGAAGCTAGTAGTAATGCTTTAATGATTGTAGACTTACAAGAGGCATTACAAAAGTCAGAAGCCGGACTTGATAGGCTTAGAAAAAGATTTAGTCAAATTGATATAACAAGAGAAGCTCTCGAAGATCCAGCAGATCTCGAGCGGAGGATTAATCGTGGCGTGGACCGACTCATACAAAATATTTTATCTGATACCTCTCCTTCTATTACTGACGAGTTGCGCGAAGACGCCGGAACCGATAGTAGTAACTGAGAAAGAATACATTTATCCAACCATTCCTTTACAGGCAGCACCGAAACCGGTTGATATGCCTGACGTTGAGTGGTTTGTTATCAATGAAGATAACCTAGAAGAATCTATTGCAAGGATTAAAGAAGCCGGTGGTGTTGCCGCCTTCATGGCTATTACGCCAAAAGGATATGAAAACCTATCATTAGGCATATCAGATATACGCAGATATATACTTCAGCAAAAAGAAATTATTGCGTACTATGAGACACAAATTAAAGAAATAAAAAAATAAAATAATTACAATATGTTGTATTTTTATCACTAAATATAGTACATATTGCTATGTACAAGATCGTGGTTTTGATATATAATACCACATAAGAGAAAATCATTTATATAAAGGAAATTGCAATGGCAACAGCTTCTGTTGACACACGTAGACTTTTATCCGAAACAAAGTTCTACGATAGTTACTCACGCTTTAACGACGAAAACGAACGATACGAAACATGGGAGGAAGCTGTAGATCGCGTGATCGAAATGCACGCAAGTCAATACAAAGAAAATGATAACGGATTAAAATCTTATTTAGAAGAAGCTAGACAGGCTTATAAAGAACAAAGAGTGTTAGGTGCTCAACGTGCTCTTCAATTTGGTGGAGATCAATTACTTAAGCATCAAATGAGAATGTATAACTGTACTTCTTCATATGCAGACCGTGCAGCATTCTTTGGCGAAATCTTTTATATTCTATTATGTGGAGCAGGTGCAGGATTTTCTGTTCAAGAACACCACGTTGCAAAACTACCTAATGTCATTGCTAGAACTAAGCCAGCAAAAACTCACGTAGTCACAGATGACATTGAAGGATGGGCAACCGCTGTTGATATTCTTATGTCGTCTTATTTTATAGATGGTGGCAAATATCCAGATTATGCCGGCCGCCGAGTTTACTTTGACCTATCAAACATTCGACCAAAGGGTTCTAAAATCTCTGGTGGATTTAAAGCGCCAGGTCCTGATGGCCTACGTCGTGCTCTTGATAAGATTGAACATCTATTACAAGACATTGTGATTGATTTAAAAGAGTCTATTCCTTTGCGTCCAATTAATGTATATGATATTTGTATGCATACTGCTGATGCTGTACTATCAGGCGGCGTTCGTCGTTCAGCAACTATTTGTCTATTCTCACCTAACGACGAAGAAATGATGTCAGCTAAAACCGGCAATTGGTTTGTTGATAATCCACAGCGTGGTCGATCAAATAACTCTGCTGTCATAGTTCGAGATAAAACTACGCCTGAACAGTTTGGTAATATAATGACAAAGGTAAAAGAGTTCGGTGAACCAGGCTTTGTGTTTGTAGAATCAACAGAACATACGACTAATCCATGTGTTGAGATCGGAATGTTCCCACAGATAGACGGGCAGTCTGGATGGCAGGGATGTAACCTTACAGAAATTAACGGTGGTAAATGTGTAACTAAAGAAGATTTCTTTCTTGCATGCCGCGCTGGTGCGATCTTAGGTACCCTTCAGGCAGGATACACTGACTTTAAATTCTTACCGGACACAACAAAAGATATTTTTGACCGTGAAGCTTTGCTTGGCGTATCAATTACAGGATGGATGAATAATCCCGATATTCTATTTAATGCAAAAATACTTGAGGAAGGGGCAAATATTGTCAGACAAGTCAACAGAGAAGTTGCAGAAGTTATTGGAATCAACGCAGCGGCTAGAACGACTTGTGTCAAGCCAAGCGGCAACGCTTCGGTTCTATTGCAAACTGCTAGCGGTATTCACGCTGAGCATTCTAGTATGTACATACGTAATGTTCAAATGAATAAAGAATCTGAGGTAACTCAGGCAATACAAAAAACAAATCCACATATGGTCGAAGAATCAGTTTGGTCTTCGGGTGGGACAGACGTAGTTGTGTCATTTCCAATTCTTCCAAAAGAAGGATCTATGCTCAAAGACGATTTGATCGGCGTAGATCATTTAGAAAAAGTTAAGCTGGCTCAAGAGCATTGGGTAAATGCTGGCACAAATGAAGAACTATGTGCAGACAAAGGTATCCGTCATAACGTATCAAATACTATTATCGTTAAAGACTGGGACGAAGTAGAAAGCTATGTATTTAAGAATCGACATAGCTTTGCAGGTATTTCTTTCCTATCTTCTATGGGTGACAAAGATTTTAATCAGGCTCCAAACACTGGTGTCATCGATGCTGAAACTATGGTAACTAAATACGGAGCGGCTGCAATCTTCTCTAGTGGTCTTGTAGTAGAAGCTCTTAATACGTTTGATAATCTATGGACTGCTTGTTCGACTGCTCAAGGTATGGGTGACGATCTTTCTGTTGAGTCATCTCAAAATGCTTTAAAGAAAGATTGGATTCGCAGATTTAATAATTTTGCAAATAACTATTTAAGCGGAGATATTAAACAAACGGAATATTGTTTAAAGGATTCTTATTTGCTTCATAAGTGGAATAAGATCAATGCTAACTTTAAAGATATGAACTGGGAGCACGACCTAACCGAGAAGAAGTACACTGACGTCGATACGTTAGGTGCCGCAGCTTGTGCAGGCGGATCTTGCGAGATAGACTTTTAATGAAGGAACGTAGTTTTTTAGTCGAGTGTCATTATTGTGACGTTGAAGTAGAAATATATTGTGAAACAGAAATGACGGTTGATTACTGTCCATTTTGTGGTGAAGAAAATAATGCACTCGAATTAGACTCAGACGAATACTAAGATATATAACCCTATGTGGGTTTATAATGATAAAGAATTTAACGAAACCCCTGATGAATTTCAGGGGTTTGTTTATATGGTAACCGAGAAAGATACTGGTAAAAAATATATCGGTAAGAAATTCTTCTGGAAACCAAAAATCTTGCCTGTAACTAAATCACGCAAACGTAGAGTCCGCACAAGAGTCGAATCTGATTGGCGTACGTATTATGGTTCAAATAAAGAAGTACAAGCTTTAGTTGAATCAAAAGGCAAAGATAATTATCAGAGAGAAATCTTAAGACTTTGTAAGACTAAGGGCGAATGCTCTTATTACGAAGCAAAACTACAATTTCAATACGATGTGTTATTATCTGATAAATTTTATAATGAATTTATCGGCTGTAAAATACATTCCAAGCATATATAATATATGAGGATAATATGGTAAGACCAGTTTATGAAGTGATTCGTCGTACTAAGAACCGGCGTAACAAAGAAGAAAAAGTTAAAGAGTTACAAGAAAACGAATCTTGGGCTTTAAAAGATATTTTACGCGGTTCGTACGACAGTACCGTAGCATTTAACTTTCCCGAAGGAGATCCACCCTTCACTCCTAATCAACAACACAATTCGCCATCTAACCTTCTCAAGGAACACAAAAGATTTGTGTACTTTGTAGTCGGAGGTCCAGGCGATGAATTACCTCCATACAAAAGAGAAAGAATTTTATTTGAAATCTTGGAAGGTATACATCCAGATGATGCTAAACTAGTTGTGTCAATGATTAATAAAAAGAAATTAGAAGGCATTTCGAGGCCGGTAATCGAGGAAGCATTTCCTGGATTATTGCAGGATATATCATGATCATGTGATTATTTTTACTTTTAGGAGACAATTATACATGTCAGAAAATCAGCTAGAACGTCTTAGACAAGATTCGCTTGAACTACAGGAATATGCCCAAAAACTTGAACGGAAAGGCAAGATCTCACTAATGCAAAAAATTCTGGCTAAGCGAAAATATTTAGACAATCGTATAAAAGAAGCTTCATAGTAAAAAAAGGAGTGTACTTCCCCCTCAAGTCGTGGTATAATAAAGTATCATTACTTAGAGGGGGATAGTATACCATGAATATCTTTATCCTAGACACAAATCCAATCGTAGCAGCTCAATGGCAATGCGACAAACATGTCGTAAAAATGATCGTCGAGTCTGCTCAAATGCTTTCAACAGCCCATCGTATGCTTGACGGTGATCAGACTCGCCGGCCATCAAAGTCCGGCAAGACCATGGTCAAATACTGGGTACATCCAAACCAAGAACTAGAAGACACGTTGTACAAAGCCGTGCACGTCGGTCATCCATGTACAGTATGGACTATGGAAACTAATGCTAATTATGAATGGCACTATCAACACTTCAAAGCATTATGTATAGAATACAGATTTCGTTATGGTAAAACTCACAGCACAGAAACGTTATTGACTGATGCATTACGACGCGCGCCTACTCATACAAAGTGGTCAAATCTACGTACACCATTTGCTCTTGCAATGACACACGAACCACAATGTATACACAAAGACGATCCTGTTAAATCCTATCAAGAATATTATCACACAAAACAAGATCGGTTTAAAATGGTATGGACTCGGCGCGAAACTCCGGAGTGGTTTAATGTTGCAGCTTAATATATACTATTGTAACAAGAGGTAAGACATGCCAACATATACAGTCAAAAAAGATAATCCCAAATCTACAAAAACATGGGAAGTCAATTGTTCATGGAAAGAACTACAAGACATTCTACTTGAATATAGATTAGTACAAGTGCTATCAGCACCTAAGATTGTATCATCCACTGGCGGAGTTTTATCTAAAACGCCTGATAGTTGGAAAGAACATCTTGGTCGCATAAAGAAGGGAGCGGGTCAAGGAAACACAGTTAGCACATGAAAAGAAATAAGCAACCAAATAATTCTATGACGGTTCGTATAGATGATTTGTTAGAATATGATCCGTTAACTGAAACCCAAAAAACAGCATTTGATTCATGGGATGATGATAACAATATGGTATTGGCCGGGTCGGCTGGCACAGGTAAAACATTTGTTGGAATGTATCTTGGTTTAGAAGCAGTCCTAGATCCCAATAGTTTACAAGACAGATTAATTATTATAAGATCTATGGTTCCAACAAGAGACATGGGATATTTACCGGGTACTAAAGCTGAAAAAGAAGAAGCATACATTGCGCCATACAAAGCAATTGCATGTGATCTATTTGGAGACAGAGGCTCATGGAGTAAAGCTATCTCTTCAAGTAAAATACTATTTGAGTCCACCTCTTTTATTAGAGGTGTAACTGTAGATAACGCTGTGATATTAGTAGACGAAATGCAGAATCTAAATTTTCATGAACTAGACTCTGTTATAACGCGCGTTGGTAGAGATTCACGTATTATATTTAGTGGTGATCATCTGCAAACAGATTTTAAATATGATGACGATAAACAAGGAATATATAAATTTCTTACTATCGTTGAACAACTAAAGAACTTTGATATAATCAATTTTGGATGGCAGGATATTGTGCGATCTGATTTTGTAAGAGACTATATTATGACAAAAGAAATGCTTAACCTATAGGAGGATTATATGGCATTTAATCTATCAAACCGATCAAAAGGTAAACTCGAAGGAGTTCATCCTGATATGGTAGCCGTAGTCGAACGTGCAATTGAATTAACTAAAGTCGATTTCGGTGTTACGTACGGAGTACGTACTGTAGAAGAACAAGAGAAGCTGGTTGCTGCCGGCAGATCTCAAACAATGAAATCAAAACATCTTGTACAAGATTCAGGTTATTCTCATGCCGTTGACGTTGTAGCATATGACGGGTCTGATGTCGTATGGGAAATTAATGTGTATGACGATATTGCTGATGCATTTAAAGCAGCTGCTGAAGAATTAGGTGTTGCTGTTAAATGGGGAGCAGCTTGGTCTGAAGGTGATATTCGTACATATGGAGGCACAGCTGAAGATGCTATGATGGCTTATGTAGATTTACGTCGATCACAAGGACGTCGACCATTTATTGATGGACCTCATTTCGAATTAATGTAAATTAACTGTGTACAAACACATCAATTCGTGTTAGAATGTTATTATGAATTATATACATGAAAAAATTGACTTAGGCTATGAAACTCTCAAAAGAGAAGATGGCGAGAAACGTAGATATGTCACACCTGATGGCGTGGCATATCCTAGCGTTACAACTGTAACCTCTATTCTTAACGAAGATAAGATCGCTGCATGGCGAGCTCGTGTTGGTGAAGAAGAAGCTAACAAG